AAGGACACGAAAATCTGGCGTAGTCACAATGGTCAACTTAACACATTCGGAACTTGCAGAAATCACGACCACCTCGTTACCGCGGGCAAGTCTTGATTCCCTTAATGAACTTCGTAACCGCATGTGTGCATCTAGCGAGTTCACACTTCAGCCAACTCAGAAGTTTCTCCGGCGCGTCATGTCTCCTGACTCACCGACTCGGAGCGTTCTGATGGTTCACGGGACGGGGGTTGGCAAAACGTGCACCGCGATTCAAATTGCGGAAGAATACATCATGCGACCCGAGTTTCAGGACAAGAAGGTGATGGTGGTGGCATCCCGTGCTGTCCAAGAAAACTTCCGAACTCAAATCTTTGATATGACCCGTGTTCACCTGGACGATAAGAGTAACACTCTCTCATCTAAGCAATGTACGGGTCGTCGGTATCTAGATATGCTGTTGCGTATTGAAGCCGAGCCGAAGAACTGGGCGAATCCCGAGATCGTGGACCGATTGGAGACAATCAGTGATCGTATCATTAGTGAGTTTTATGAGTTCTCCGCATACAATTCATTTGGAGCTATGCTGAACCGCAAACTGACGGGAACAGCAAAGGATATTGATGAAGGATGGATTCACGATAACTTCGACAATCGCCTTCTGATCATTGACGAGGCTCACAATATTCGTGCGAAGGATGAGACGACAAACAAGGAGATCTCCACAGGTCTTGAACGCCTTGTCAAGATAGCGAACGGAATGGTTCTCGTTCTGCTAACAGCTACACCAATGTTCGACAGCTACGAGGAGATCATTTTTTACATGAATCTGTTCTTGTGGAACGAACGTAAACAGTCTCCTAAAACTGCTCTGAAACCAGGCGATTTCTTCACATCCGATGCCGATTTGAAAGGAGGTGCCGAAATGAAGTTCCGTGCTTGGTGTCAAGAGTATGTGTCCTACGTCAAGGGAGAAAGTCCATTCACATTTCCCTTTCGCCTTCCTCCTCCGAGAATCGCCACACCGGTTGCCACTAGCTTTACCGGTGTTGGAATTGGTGAGTCCGATCATATCAAGTACCTGTCACTGGTCGAATCCAAGGCTCAGGGAATTCAGCAACAAACACTAGCGTCTTCAAAGAAGGAGGATGACGACATGAAACGCGTGGCAATGATCATCCCAACGATTTCCGTTCTACCCAAGAATCAGAGTTTTAATCAAACCTTCACATCCTCTGGATCGCAATATGCATACGCAAAGGAACCCTGCTTAACTCCAGAGACACTACCAAACCATTCAGCAAAGTTTGTCTCGGTGATCAAGTCTATCGAAGCCTCGAGCGGCGTTGTTCTAGTCTATTCAAACTACGTCACCCAAGGAGCAAAGTTATTTGCCATGGCTTTAGAAGAACACGGATACCTGCCTCTGAAAGGAAATACATTACTGTCGAAACCCGCTTGGACCGGTGAGTCTAAAGGCAAGTATATTCTGCTAACATCCGACGCCACCGACGTCGAAATTTCGTCCATGTTATCTGCTGTAAAGAACCGTGCGAATGTTTCTGGAAGGAATGTGAAGGTCGTAGTGACAAGCCCGCTTGTCTCTGAAGGTGTGGATTTCCGATTTATTCGTCAGGTTCATATTCTGGATCCTCACTGGAACATGAGTCGCACCGAACAGGTCATAGGTCGCGCGCTGCGAACATGTAGTCACCAAGCCTTGATGTCCGAGGAACAGAACTGTACGGTATACCTTCATGTAGTACGTGCCGAGGAAGATCGAGAGTGTTTCGATGAATACACGTATCGGACCAAGGTCGAAGTGAAGGGAATGAGAATCGCAAAAGTCCGCAAGATTCTTGCCGAATCTGCGATGGACTGTCCAATTCAGACTGCTTTGCCGTCTGATTGGAAAGAATTAGAAGTTCCTCAGATTCGCGACGAAGGGCATGAAGACGTCACATACAAATTGAAAGATATGCTTGCTCCTGCTTTCGATGAGAGCCCTGACGTAGAACAATGTAAAGTCAATCCCAGTGTCGCTGATCCTGATCACGTTCGTCCCTTGTCGACCTACCTCGACTCTCGCGATGAAATTCTTGCTCTTCTTGGCCAGAGATTCGTTGATAAGTCAATCTGGGATCGCGAACAGCTTATCGTGTCTCTCAAACCGTTCAGTCGCGACGTGGTCGTCTATACACTGCAACAGGCAATCTCCTCCGCGTTCAAGTTTATCGACTCGTTCGGACGTCCTAGTTTACTAGAATCCAAGGGAGACTTGTATGCCTTAGCACCCATCGGTGTTCCTAACGCGACCATGATTGAGCGTACAACCCGACCCACGTTACAACACGAAGTTGACTTACCTGAAGTCCCCGAAGTCCAAGAAGAAGCTGTTGAGCTTCCTGATAACATCATGGACACTAAACGCAACGCCTTCAAGTGGCCTGGAAATGCCGGCACACGATTCTCGGAGTCTGTGAAGAACGGCTTCATTTTCGATCATGAATTCACTGCTGCCGAAAAGAAGGCATATCTGCTTACAAGACCCAGATTACCCTTTTCCGATCGTCTGTTCGATAGTGCGAATACAGAAGACCTAACCGGTGAAGATCTGACGAGGTTCAAGCAGTGGAATAAGGATTTGATTGAACGTTTTGTTCGAGACAAGGCCCGACTCGTAGGTTCGGTTGAAGAGAATAGTGGCATGTTTACTCTAACACCGTTTGAGATCAAAGATGGGGTGCCTACTCGAATCGTTGGATCGAAAAGCTTCAAACCGACAGTGTGTGGAACGGGTCAAAACCCCAGACCGAAAGTGGAGGCATTTGGACTCTTTGTCGACGTCAATGGAGTTGGAATTCCGAGCGAACTGAAGGGGAAGCCACTCTGCATGTATGCTGAGCTGTTAGCCCGCGAACAACATAACGTCGTCTGGTATACACCCGAAGAAATGCGAGCGATTCAATCGGAGGACAATAAGAAGGCGATTCAGAAGGCGTTCAAGTCATGAATTCTTGAGTGACGTCGTTCAAGTCGTAAAACCAAAATGAAAACTACATCCTACAAGAACAAGAAGGCATGGATCCTCTCTACGAACGCCGCGAGTTGACTCGGAATGTTCATTTGGACGCCAAGTATCTCCAACGCAATATCCACGCCAGTCTTGTAGCTCAGCTACGTCACAAGTACGAAGGCATCTGTCTTCCAGAGGGGTTTGTTCAGCCCCGAAGCATCACAATTGCCGAGCACTCGCTCGGGCGTACCAACATTATCAAGGGAGGTCTTGACTACAGTGTTCGTTTTCAGGCCGAGATCTGCCTTCCACACAATGGTCAGGTGTTTCGGGCACCTGTTGTGCTGAAGAGCAAGATCGGTCTTCATGCCGAGACGTCGCCTATCAAGGTTCTGCTTCCTCGCGACCTCCACATTGGTAATCCAGAGTTTGATGGCGTTGAGTCTGGACAGGAGATCGAGTTCGATGTCGTGGGCACTCGTTTCCAGCAGGGTGATGAGTCGATCGTTGTCCTAGGTAAGCTTCGTCAGATCATCAGGCCGAAGGTAGACACCGAGGAGGCCGAAGTTGAGCCCGACAATGTACTTGCGGCACCCGTTGGTCCGGAGTCTTCAGAGAAGAAGACCGTGACGGTTGATGTGGAGAAGACCAGGCCCGATGGTATGCGTAAGACGAAGAAGATCCGTAAACCTGCTGAGACTACAAATGAACCGAAGTCGCAAGGAACAGTTGAAGGAAAGACTGGACCTGCTTGATTCAAACGAACATGAACAGATCTTCAATATCATCAAGAAGTACACGGAGAATTATACCAAGACACAAAACGGTGTGTTAGTGTCTTCGGATAATCTGTCGGACGAATGTTTGATCGAAATCGAGAAGATGGTTACTTTTTATTTGGACCAGCATAAGCAGATGGAAGCCGATGCATTAGAACGGAAGAGTTATGAGTCGCGCTAAATCAAACGCTTCAAGATTAAAATGGAATCAAAAGGTTCATGCTAAATAGTAAGGCATCATGCTACCTTCCACCGCTCAGAAGAACCTACTCGAGTATGCCACGTTTGTCAAGAAGGACACGCATGCAGAACTCGAATGCAAGATTCTCGCCAACAAGATTCAGACTAAGGACATCGCAGACCGTATTACTACGGCACTTGCCTCCAACTCTCGCGGTGCGCCCGTGGACGAACACCGGGCACTCTTCTGCTACCCCGACGGACTTCGCGTCGTGGTCTCTGGTCCTGAAAACATCCATAAGGTCTGTACTACCGGTAGCTTTCGCGGTGTTCCACTCATCGTGGAGCGCAAGCGGAAGTACTTTGATGTCGTCACAGCCGTCTCGGGAAAGTCAGACATGATCGACCTCCCAGAATACAACATGAAGTTCACTCTTCGTCATGAGGAGCACCTGCGCAGGGACTTCTCTGGATCCCCGATGGATCCTTCCTCTCACGTCCGCATCCTCAATCGCAGGTCGTGGACTAGTCTCGACGGAACTGTGCGCTATGACTTTGCGATGGTCAAGTCCAAGACCCGTCAGACAAAGACGTTTCAGGACATTCTGAAGCAGACGCCCACCTACGAGCTCGAGCTGGAGGTGATCGACCGCAAGCCTTCGGATACTGAGATGGTCGCATCTATTCTCAACTACATCAAGCCTGTCCTCGAGGCTTACCAGGGATCCGAGTTTCTGCTGACCGTTTCGGACACCGAGCGTTACCGCCTCGAGTTTGAGGCAGCTCGTATTCCGTTTATCAACCCTGTTTCGATGGAGCGTCGTCATCTCCGAGCCGATCGGCCGCACAGTATCCTCACAGGATACACCGTGACGAACAAGGCCGACGGTGAGCGCTGCTTCCTCGTTGTCATGAGGGATAAGCGCGTGCTTCGTGTGACGCCCAGCCAGGTCATCACCTGGACGGGACTGATGGCAACCAACGATGCGCATGTTGGCGATACGCTTGACGGCGAGTACCTTGCGGATCGTAACATGTTCTGTATCTTCGATGTCTATGCGTACAGGGGCAGGGACACACGTCGCCTTCCTCTGATGATCACGGATGAGGATGTGACGCCCACGTCTCGTCTGGGATGTGCTCACGCTTTCGTGAGTGATCTCTCTAAGGACTTCATCGCACAGCCGTGTCAGAAGCCTCTACGGGTTATGACCAAGCTGTTCCTTGCAGGTGATGGTGCCTCCATGGAGGAGGCGATTCGCACCATTCTCGACACAAAGTTTGAGTATGCGACCGACGGACTGGTGTTTACGCCAAGGATGTCACCCGTGGCTCCGATGAACGAGCGTCGTGGAAACGTCTGGACAACGGTCTATAAGTGGAAGCCCGCGAGCCACAACACGATTGACTTCCTGCTCAAGATCAAGGCAGGACAGAGTTACGACGTCACGGTTGGACGGTCAGTGGTCAAGGGAACTCTGTATGTTTCTCGTTCGCCGGGCGACATCATCCATCCCTGCGAGACAATCACCGGTGAGTACGTGGAGCCGCAACTTTCTCCCGAGATGCGTGTTCTCAGTCAGACGAGGGACCGTCTCCCCTCTCCCTTCCAGCCAGGGGTTCCGCGATCTCCGGACGCTCATGTCGTCATGATCCCGGTAAACGAGCACGGAATTCCGATTGATCAGGATGGTAATCGAATCGATGACAACACGATCATCGAGTGTTCGTACGATACGGACGCGGCTCGCTGGACCGTCGTGCGGACTCGCCACGATAAGACCCATCAGTATCGGGTTCTGGGTAAGCCCCAGTTCGGTAACGACATCAATGTCGCAGAGGCCATCTGGACCAACATTCACGTGCCGATTACGGAGCCCATGCTTCGAACCCTCTCGAGTGTCCCGCCCGACGATACCTTTGAGGATGACCTCTACTACCGCGACAACCTCGATGCTCGTGATCGTATCCTGCAGGATGTGTATGGATTTCACAATCGGATCAAGGATGATCTGTATCGCTCATCAATCAAGTCGGGCGATACTCTGCTCGAGCTCGGAGTTGGCCGAGCAGGTGATCTGTTGAAGTGGACCAGGTCAAAGCCGTCCCTGTTGGTTGGCATTGATACCTCGATGCCTAACCTCGTCTCTACACGCCAAGGAGCGTGTATTCGGTACATCAAGTACAAGCAGCAGCACCCGACTGAGTTCCTGCCTCCCGCTCTGTTCATTCAGGGCGACATGACGGAGCCGCTGGAGGAGAGTGAGAATCGCTATGCCAAGATCCTCATGGGTAAGGAGCCTGCGAATACGCCGTACCTAGAGAAGTTCTCAAACCTCAAGGAGTTCAATGTGATCTCGTGTCAGTTCGCAATTCACTATGCCTGCGAGTCCGAGGCAAAGTTCAAGGCGTTTGTGAAGAACCTTGTCGATCATGGCAAGGGTATCTTCTTCGGGACCTGTATGGATGGCGCATCCGTGTATGCTCTCCTAATGGGCAAGAAGTCACACACGTTCCGTGCGGATACGGGTACGGGGACAAATGCCGGAGCTGGGTATGAGTCTCAGGTGTTCGGTGAGTTTGTTAAGGACTACGACGATGCTGAGGGATGGACGGAGGAGTTTGGCCAGGCGATCTCGGTTCACCTTGAGAGCTTTGAGAAGCCCCAGCGAGAGTACCTTGTACCGTTTGCCAAGATGACGGAGATTCTCGCAGGCGCGGGCTATGAGCTTGTGGGAAGTAGTTTGTTCTCGGACATCTACGCAGAGCACCACACGGTAGTGCTGACACCCGAACACCAGTCCTTCTCGTTCCTCCATCGTAGCTTCGTGTTTCAGAAGGCCGAGAAGCCGAAGAAGAAGGAGGTGGAGGCGGTGGAGGTTCCAGTGGCAGCCGACGACGGCGATGCCGATGCCGAGGTGTCTGCCAAGGCCGAGAAGCCCAAGAAGAAGATCATCAAGAAGCCTGTGGAGAAGGGTCCTGAGCCCGTGCTCTTCTTTGGAGCCGATGAGGGTAAGGGGGAGTGGCGCATGTTCTCTAACATGTTCGAGTCCCCGATTCAGATGGACTCGATCACCTTCCCTACAGTCGAGCACTACTTCCAGTGGTCCAAGGCAAATAAGTTTGGAGATGGGGACATTGCTGCAAAGATCCTGAAGACGCCATCTGCCAAGGCCGTGAAGGCACTGGGTAAGAAGGTCAAGGAGTTCAAGAAGGATGAGTGGGATACTGCGAAGGATTCCATCATGGCAGCGGCGGTGAAGGCTAAGATCATGCAGCACCCTGAGATTCGCGACAAGCTCAAGACGACGGGCGTTCGTCCCATTGGTGAGGCATCCGCTCGTGACAAGTACTGGGGCATTGGAACCTCGGCCGAAACGTCCAAGGCCGCCGACCCTTCAAAGTGGCCAGGCAAGAATGTTCTGGGCAAGATCTTGATGGACATACGTAAGGAACTGGCCGAGTGAAGACTTGGCGACTAGTAATGAAGTACCCATTCATACTGTTCTTCCGCCATGAATCGTATTCCGAAATCGACACATTCCTCAATGAACATAAAGACAGCTTAGACTGTACGATCACCATCACGAGTGACACGAAAAAACTTTTTAATTCAAGTTATCAATTACTCATCACCTATGGAAAGCAAGAAGAGTATCAGTGTATAGACGTCAGTCGCTTCCGATTTCGTTGGGTTCACTTCGAGACACTTACCGATCTTGCTGCTTTCAATCAAGGGACCAACTTTTGCTTTGTTCATAACGCTCTTGCATCCAGAGAGACAACACGTCCGGCCTTTTCAGTCTTCATCACATGCTATGATTCATATGAACGGTTTCGTCGTCCCTTTAACAGCTTGAAGAACCAGACCTTCCTTGACTGGGAATGCGTGGTCGTCGATGATTCGCCAGATGACAAGCATTTCGAGTTCCTGCGGGATCTGGTAAAGGATGAACCGCAGTTTCGAATCTATCGTCGCGCACAGAACAGCGGCAATATTGGTAATGTGAAGAACGAAGCAGCGAGCCTTTGCCGTGGGAAGTATATCCTTGAGCTCGATCACGACGATGAGATTCTACCCGACTGCCTTGGAGATGCCGTAAAGGTCTTTGAGAGTGACCCGGAGGTTGGATTCGTCTACATGGATTGCTGCCATCTCTACGAAAACGGTCAAGCACATTCATATGGTGATCTTTTTGGTCTTGGATATGCCGGGTATTATCGCCAGAAAGTCAGGGGCAGATGGGTCAACACGATTGCCCATCCCAATATCAACAATATCACGTGCTCTCACATTGTAGCGGTCCCAAACCATCCTCGTATCTGGAGACGAGAGACTCTGATGAAGATGGGAAACTATTCCGAGTTCCTGCCCATTTGCGATGACCTTGAGTTGCTTCTCCGCACGGTGGTTTCAACGAAGATGGCTCGCGTTCACAAGCTGGCCTACATCCAATACATGAACAATGATTCAAACAACTTCTCGCTCATTCGCAGCCAAGAGATCAATCGTCTATGCAGAAAAAACATTGTTCCACAAGCCTTTGCCGACTTCAAAGTGGATGAACGTATGCGCGAACTGGGTGCACATGAGGATCCGGAAGTGGATTGGTGGAAGAAACCCATCTGGAAACGGGAAGGGTTTGAATACAAGTACTGTAATAAGGTCATAAACCTCGACCATACGAAGCAATATGCTTACATTGGCTTCAAGACCTTTTGGGATCACAGGGAGAACATTCGTGTCCTTCTTGAGAATCCAAAGAATGATGTGTTTGTATTGGACAATTCATCTACGAACGATGAGCTATGTGGAGTCATGGACCTACTAAAGCTCGATCGGATCAAGTGCTATTCGATGAAAGACTGTACTCTTGATCAGATGAGAACATACTTTATATTGATCTGTATGAGCTGTAGTGATTTTGAGATCACTGGTTCTTCCGATAATACTCCTCGTAGGACATCGTCTGAGCAGGAGGCTCAGCTACATTCGGCAGGAAGCGAGAATGAAGCTTCTGACCAATGATCGCCGTCGCCTGCTCGGGTGTCATCTGACCCTTCTCGATCTTCCGCTTCAGGGCCAGCATCTCAAAAAGAGTTGAATCTGTACGGTCCTCGGCATGCATCTGAAAAAGGGAAGGGTAGTTGTAGTAGAGGATCGCATTGTCCAGCTTGAGCTTCTCCTCGAACTCCTGCTTGTTTGCCTTGAGGCCTGCCCACTTCTTCTTAGACTCATCCATGTTCCGAAGCAGTGCCTGAATCTCCGTAGCTGACAAGTCTACATCATTGATTCCGCGACGCCCATCTTCAACCTCCCGAGGTGTAAGTTCACGTGCAGCCATTTATTATACTGCGAGTAGCGTCTTTAATTGCTTCATCAGATCCGCACACTCGTCATGATGCGTCATGCCTGTCAGAATCACCTGACCTGTCCGAAACACCTTTGCGATCCACTTCTTATCAGGAAAGTAGATCTTCACTGCGGGGTAAACGGCTGGCTCGTATACAGTGGTCACACCCTTCTTACGCAGATCTGCATAGAGCGAATCCCTTGACACGTTGGAAGAGTCACAGATCTTCGTCTTGTAGTTCATCAACACCACGCGCCTCACACCGGCACCCCACTCTCCGGTCACTGCATCGGGACAGTGTTCAATAATATGAGACTTGAGCATCGTCGTTACATCACGATCATACTTCTCATCCAGAACGCCCGTGATGTGAAACACGCCGTTCTGGAAGATCTTGACAGTGATCTCCTTGCGAAGAAGAGTACCATCGCCACTTGACATGGCAACCAGAGTAATTGAGTTATGTCCGAAACCGGTTGTTCGCTTTGGCGCCTCTGCCTTGACTCGCCGCTTGATCAGGTCGCGCTTTGACGACCCCCTCTTCAAAACACCCTGCTTTTCAATCTTGATGATGGAATCGGTCAGCGGAAGATTCTGAACGAGGGTGTCGGTGTTCAGTCGAGTCCCCATCGTGTACAGCACTACCATTGTTGTCAGTGTTGGTTGGTCCATGAAGTCTTCTCGTGTAAACCCAATCAATTTCGTTTTTCCAGGCGTGAGAGAAAGACAATGGAAAACGAGTGACAACGATACAATGAAAGTTTCGAAGAGCCTTTCGCAGAATGACTTCCTCGTGAGGAGTCAACATCCAGCCCTCAAGGTATCCAAACCAGATCGTACCTCCTTTTTGGTGTTCGACAATCGAAACTGCAGCATCTACAAAACCATTGTCAAGTAAAAGACCGGACAAGTCAAAACAATCCTCTGGCTTGGGGATAGGATATGTGTAGACAGACAACATACTTGTTTTGACAGAACGTCTTTAAGATACATTCACGTTAGGTTCTATGGTGTGGATACGCGTTGTGGAAGACTTCAGACCCATTGCGGCTGTGATCGAGCACGGACATCCACTAGCAAACGTAACCTTGATACACGTAGGACAGCAGATCGTCGCATAGCCACGGCCATACGACGTCTTCTGCTGCTGGATCTGAGCCAGGGTTCCCGTCGTATCGTTGGCAATCTTGTCATTGTACTCGGGCAGTGTCGTCGAAGACAGGCAGAGGTTCGTGATCTGAGCCGGTTTTCTGTTGGCAGGCATATGAGCCTGTGCCAGAGCCTGTCCCGCGGTGTACTCATTGTAGAGCGACGTATCCTGAACAGTGTGGCCGCCGCCCGAATAGAACTGGCTGTTGGGCATCGTGGCCGTCATGTTGAGAGTCGTAGAGCACGTGGGCGTAACCACGACAGTCTCCAGATTTCCAGATGCCGCCCGACGCTTGACAATCTCTGTATGGTGAGAGGCTGTAAGATGAGGACGAGTATCTGTATAGGTTGTCAGTCTCTGTTTGTAACGTCCGAGGTATTCGCTGCAAGACATTTACTCTTAAACAAGTAAAAATGCTTAGGATTCGTATTCCCAAGGTCTTTCATTGTGTGAGTGAAGAGTGTGACGAGTTTTCGTTTGACGAGAACCAAGAGTCTTAGACGCCCGGATGAGTAAAGAAGTGACGCCGGCAACACTCCCGGCTAAGCCCAAGGTCATTCATTGCGCGCCCCTCGGCCGATATCTTACTGCCTGGGGCAAGATAGACTAGCTCATCCTTCTCGGGGCGGCCATCTTGCTTGCGATACTTTGCCACAAGACCAAGGAAGCTCTTCCACTTGCCGGCGATAGGTAGATTACATGTATAGCAACGAATCGGAATAGGGAAATCCATAGAGTGTCCACTTGTTTAGAGTGATGGCATCCGTTTTTCTTGTCTGCCCGAAGAACAATGAGTATTCCGAAAGAATGGACCCTCGTGGTCCTCGTGGTCGCTGTTTTACTGGCTTTTGCATACCTGCTGAATTCTGGAACGCCCTTACAGAAAAAGATCGATCAAGACATTGCCAAGGTCAATTCCCGCTTCACACCCACGGAGAGTGTGGATGTGGCAATGGCAATGAAGATGATGCTCCATGATCCGCCCCGTATGTTAAATCCTCCTAGGGAGCCACCGCCTATGTTACTCTATCCACCCTCAGCTGAGGACCTTGAGCGTCTGAGCGGACCCTAGAAACTTTCCAGTGTGTAGAAAAATGAGCACACTCAAGAAGTGGTTACTCTTTCTGATTGTAGCGGTTGCGTTGTTTCATACGGTCGGTGGAAGTTTCGCCGATGTATTCGGAGGCGGAACATCGATGTTTACACCTGCTCACGGATGGAACGAGGGACTGATCTATATGCTACTGGCTCTTGTTGTCGCTGTAGCAATGAAGTAATCACCACATAATTTCGAGCTCCTGAACACTCCAGAACTCCGATGTGTTGTTCGGAAGCTGACGCCGAATGATGTAAGGCAACTTCCTCTCCTCGATCTCACGCTTTGCCACATTCCAAATGAACATTGGATCACTTGTCTTCATCCCCTTCAGGTCGACAAGTGGCTTGGCACCATCGGCGATTTGCTGCGCGCGTGTAGCAATCAGAGCTGTGTACTCATACTTGCTGAAATACGGCTGGGTCATTCGAGGCTGCTTGATCGTATCGGCAACCTCGCTGCGAAAGACAGGCTTGACCTCCGGATGAAGATCCATGTATTATACTTGCTGGTGGTTCTTTTATCCGTTTTACACCTCGCTACGCTCGTTCTATTCTCACGAGTAAACAAATATGCCCCTTCTCAAAACATCGACGTCCGATTACACTGCCTTCGTGAGAGCCAGTGCTCAGCTTCCTACGAACGGCAAGATCGTGAAGTCGACGATTACAACTCTTGCATCTAGCGTTGCAGTGAAGTCTGTTGCGATTGCCTCAGTGTCATCTGCCAAGTCTTCCCCTTCAACTAGCATCGTCTCAATTGTCTCGCGGGCGACAACGAGGAACTCAAAATCTTCTGACAAGTAAGTAATGCCCACGCTCCCTGCTTCCGATTACACTTCATTCATCAAGGCCCAGGCGGCGTCTCTGGACTATCGTAATGGAAAAGTGCCCGTTCCTATTCAGCGGGTGACACAGCCATTCGCGTTTCAGTCGATTCTGAATGCTCAGCTTTTAGGCAGCCAGATCTCGACCCTTGTTACGCCGCTTAACACAACCATCCGAGGTACTGGTCGCGTCCGTCCTCACACCGGGAAAGGAAACGTAAATCATCCCCAGGCGTTATCCACCGTGTCGTTTCAGGGCACCGGGGCCGGACAGGGCTTCAACAAAAATGTTCAGGCCGGCGGCGCTCCCCTGACGGCTCTCAAGGGCGGCGTCGGAACCTACTGGCTTCCTCCCCACGTTGGTCTCGTGGATACGAAGATGACAGGCGCTCATGCCACAACGGTCACGGGTTCCACCATGACAAACAACCCGAACGGTAACATCAATCCCCATTAAACTACACCTACGGACCAGTAGCGCTCTGCTTCCATGTCGAATCACACACCGCACACTGATACATCCAGATCACATTCTTGACATCTAACTTGATGCCTACAATGTTGGACTCCCTGCCTCGAGTTGTACACGTGATATTCGGACACCGCATGTTGGTAAACCTAGGCAGAGTAGGATCATGCTTCAGATACGGGTTGATTGAATACTGGATCGACGTATCTTGCAGGAGGTCGTGGTCGTACACCACAGGATTTCCACGGGTGATCTGTTCCTCGTAAGGACAGACGCGGCACTTGAGAAAGGCAGTCTTGTCCCGCTCCTCGATCGAGTACATCATGTTGTCACACTGGGTACAGAACTTCATTTGTGTCTCTCACTTCTTATCTATACTCACATTCATTTCCTGCGTTCAAAACGGAATGTCGCCAGCAAAGTTGTCTCATAGGTAGAACACAGGATGTCTACTTCTAAGCTTCTTCAGTTTCTCGACGGTACCGGCAATGATAAGGATAATGATAAGAAGCGTTTCGGCAGGAAGGCGGAGGGTGAGAAGGCTACTCATACGTCCATGTCGGGCGGGAGCTGGGCTATTGGCGAGGACGAGATCGATGAGTTCTACCGGCTGTATTGTGACCACGTTCGCAACCACGGTCCACTTCATATGACAGAGAAGAGCACTCGCATTGGTGCTGTTAGGATTGATTTGGATTTCAAGTATAACGGTCGCCACGATGAACATCTTCACAAGCAGTCGCAGGTGATCGAGTTTGTCAAGGCCGTTATGGTTGAGGTCAAGAAGTATCTGGTAATCAGCGACAATGTTGAGATTTTCGTGAGCGAGAAGCCGGAACCGACGTATTATGCTGCCACCGAGAAGAAGCCCGAGTACTCCAAGTCTGGACTGCATATCGTCATGCCAACACTCAAGACGAATCGGTTCGTGGAGGAGGATATTCGTCGTACCCTGCTGAAGCGTATGCCCGAATTCTTCCCGGATCTTCCACTTGCGGACAAGTGGGAGAAGGTCTATGATCCCGACCCACTGTCACACACGAAGCCTTGGACCGTGCTGGGGTCCAAGAAGAAGGAGGGCACGCCGTATCAGATCAAGTACATTCTGGACTGGGGTCACGATACGGGCGATGTGAGTATTGACGAGAATGTTCCTGTTATACCCACTCCCGAGCTTCTGACGAAGATGTCGGTTCGGTCTCCCGAGTCTGCAGAGACAGAGATGACAAAGGACGCAAAGGATCGGTTTGCCAAGAAGGTAGAGGAGGAGCAGGTTCGAGCTTCTATGGGAGTACAGCGTGGTCGGTCTACGAATCGAGAGGAGGGAGGCAAGCAGTCTCGTGCTTCAACTCCCGAGCGGAATGCGTATCGGCAGCTGCTCACGGATGATCGTCTTGCCTACTTTCGTCGGCACGTGGATAACCTATCAAACTTCCGTTTCGAGACGTACGACGACTGGATCAAGGTCGGTATCTGTCTGAAGAATATCCATCCCGATTCTCTGGAGTCGGTGTTTCACGACTTCAGTAGCAAGTATGACAAGTATGACCCTCGAGAGGCTCAGTCCAAGTGGAACAGCTTCAGCTTCCGGACAGACGGTCCCGTGCTCTCAGAGAAGAGCCTGCGCGCCTGGTCTCGTATGGATAACCCGATTGAGTATGAGAAGATCGAAGAGGATAACCTGGACGAGCTGATCGTGGAGGCCGCTGGTTCTGCCACGGAGCACGATATGGCAAAGGTGGTCTACGCGATGTTTCGTGATGAGTTCAAGTGCTCGGACTATGGTCAGAACGAGTGGTATCGGTTCGTGGGCCATGTATGGAGGCTCACGAAGAAGGGCGTTGGTCTACTGGCTCAACTGTCAAACGATGTACGCCACCGGTTTCTTCGCAAGGAGAATGAGATCAGCCGGGCAATGGAGCAGCTCACTTGCTCGTGCGCAAGTAAGAAGGAGCCGAATCCCGAGTGCCAGTCATGTCGCATTGAGGCTCAGAAGAAGAAGTATGCAGCCATTCAGATTCAGTTGAAGAAGACGGCATTCAAGAAGAATGTGATGGAGGAGTGCCGTCTCCTCTTCCTGGATGAGGAGCTCTCGGTTCGACTGGACACGAACAAGAACCTGCTGGCGTTCAATAACGGTGTTCTGGATACAATGACCATGGAGTTCCGCGATGGAAAGGCAGATGACTACATGAGCTTCACGACGGGGTTGGACTACTATCCTGATCGCAAGTACACCGAGTATTCTTGCTGGGGCGAGCTTGATGCGTTCCTCACGGGTATTCTGCCCGATAGCGAGGTTCGGACGTACTCCATGGCTCACCTTGCGACCTGTATGGTCGGTGGCAACCCTGCTCAGAAGTTCCATATTCTGACAGGTTCGGGTTCTAACGGTAAGTCGATGTTGATGATCCTGATGGCAACCTGCCTGGGGATGTATGCGTGTAAGGCACCGATCACTCTGATTACCCAGGATCGTGGAAAGGCAGGCGTTGCGTCGCCTGAGCTGGTGCGTATGAAGGGAAAGCGGTTCGTCACAATGCAGGAACCCGAGCAGGGTGCTAACATTAAGACGGGTCTGATGAAGGAGCTTTCCTCGTGCGAGAAGATCACAGCCCGCGATCTGTTTGCGGGGTCGAAGGAGATGATCGATATCGATGTCCAGGCTCACTTCCACTTGTCATGTAACGATAAGCCGAAGGTGGATGCCCAGGACGGTGGCACGTGGCGACGTCTGTGCGTCATCAACTTCCCCAACAAGTTCGTCGCCAATCCTACGAAGAGCAACGAGCTTCCGGAGGACAAGACGATTCAGATCAAGGTGGAGTCTACTGAGTGGGGCGAGTGTATGATGAACTACCTGATCTCCCTCTTCCGCGCGGGCCATGGCTTCCGCAAGCTGATGGTTCCTACTAAGGTTCTGGAGTACACGAGTGACTACAAGGATGAGACGGACGTTGTCGGCCGCTTCATTCGTGAGTATGTTCATGAGTGGGAGGAGGGTGAGGAGAAGAAGGGGACTACGACGGGTGAGATGAATCGCGCGTTTCAGGACTGGAAGCGCGAGAACCAGTTCCACCAGGGCTCAACAAATGAGTTGCGTCTTCGTATTGAGAGCAATCCTGCGCACGGCAAGTTTCCTGGAAAGCAGGGGTGGACTACCTTCCGCTTCGGCCCCGTCTAGTGCTTCTGCCATTGCGACGCTTGTGCGTCCTGCGACCATGTCGCTTGCGGCCGCCATACGGAGCCGGAGCCGGCGTCGTCGTCGTTGTCGGCGCCGTCGTTGTCGCCGGGACTCCATAATCAGGGGCAGCGGCAGGGGTAAACCAAGTCATAGGATTGTACCAGACCATTTATAACTTAACTGTATTTTTTACTACTGGCGGGCGGCACCGATCTTGGAGAGAACGTACACTCTCAGGAGGCCGACGGTGAACACGACGAGTCCGAACGAGATGACCAGGTTCACAAACGCGGAGAGTACGTCACCCACCTTGAACGTCGTGCCTCCAACCGTCACTACGAATGCGGAGACACCCTTGCCCGCGGCCGCGGCCGGAGACAGGAGCGGGGTAATGATGTCATCGGAGAGAGCCGTGAAGAACTTTCCAACCACACCTCCGAGGTAGAACGCTGCGGTGAGGATGATGATATCCCGTGTGTCAAGCATTTTTATTAAGGTGCGTATACTTTATTTCGTAAAGACAATGGACACCCGATACTGGGGGCCGAGTGGATGGCAATTATTCCACCTGATCGCGTTCAACTCAGAGCATCCAGACGACGTATTGAACCAGATGAAAGACATCCTTCCTTGCAAGTTTTGTCGTGCCTCGACGACCGAGTTTGTTCACAAGCATCCGTTAAGGGGGGAGCCGGGCAAGTGGATGTATGAAATTCACAACATGGTTAATCACAAGCTCCGGACTCAGTGTAAAGACGACCCTGCAGTGATCAATCCTGGGCCCGATCCTAGCTTTGAAGAGGTGAAGAAGAAGTATGAACACATGAAACCTCGTGGTGTTCCTGGCAGAGATTTTCTGTTCTCAATTGCCGCCAATTACCCTGACGAACCTGAACCCGAACAGATGGCCATTCAGCGAAACTTCATTCGTGCTCTTGGCGATGCGTATCCGTTCAAGGAATTACGATCGGTCTGGAAAACCCACGGTACACCCGAGCTGACCAACCGCAAGGCGTATATGAAGTGGATGTACGGGGTATTGTATGATCTTGCAAAGAAGACTCGGTCAAAAATACCCAGCTTTAAAGGATACGCCCACCATGTGGCTTATTATCGAAGTGGCTGCTCGAAGAAGACATATCATGGAAAAACATGTAGAAAGACCGGGGGTGGTCGCACCAAGGACCGTGATCATCGCAAGACATTCAGAGTTTCGCATGTGTCTCTACTCTAGTTCGTAACGTATCCATTATCGAGGACCATGCCGGCCTCCTCCCAATCGCAGCAGTGCCAGTCGTAGAAACCAGAGAAGCGATGGCGCTTACGCAGGTGTTTTGCAGCGAGATCGGGGTTCCTCTCCTCTTCAGGCTCCCCAAACAGTTCGCGCATCCGCATGAATGCCTCTTGCTCCGGGGAAAGGACATCCCACTTTTCGTCATCGAGTGCCCCCCTCATCAACCAGTTGCGATCGAACTTGGCAAATCGAATCGCGCATTCCACATCGTCGTCGTCGTCCTCGATATAGACGCACTCGAGGTGTGGTGGGTAGATCCGCTGGGCAGACCGAATCGCAAGTCCGCGAGACACCCTTGCCTCTCGGCGGATGCGCTCAATCTGGTCCTCGCGAATGTAGATGTTCTTCATCCTCTTATACCTTGGGTCAGTGCTCGGGTCGGGTTGAGGAGGTTCAGGTTCCGCGAAGTCCATCCGACACATCGGACAGGTCTGGGCGCTCTGCATCCATGTTGTCATACACTTCAAGTGAAAGGTATGAGAACAAGAAAGCGTGCAGTTGTTGGTGTTGCTGGTTGCAGGTTCGTAGCAGATAGGACAGTCCATGTTACTTCTTGCGGTTTTTGTTGGCGACAAATCCATTTCGCGCGTGCTTGGCAGAGTACACGTCCGCCTTCTTTTCCTTAGCAGTCTTCTTGGTCTCGCGACGAGTCTTGGGTGGGTCCATGATTCCTAGTTTATTAGACTAAAAAACTCCGTTTTACTGGCGGCGACCACGACTGCGACGGCCACGACGGCTACGGCGACGACTACCGGCGGAGAGAGGGGCTCCCTCCAGAGGGTCTGTTGGGCTCGCAGCACCCGCGCCCGAAAACGCCAGGTCGGAGCCCGCACCGAACGAGTTGAACGGCTGGACACCATCTCCGCCACCGCCGTACGTCTTCTTCGCCAGCTTCAGCACCTGGCCGAACTTCATACCCTTATGCGCCTTCATTGTCTTCTTGACGTGAACGAGCCACTTATTTCCACGCTTTCCACCTTCAGGCATTTATTACACCGGCAACAAAAGTTATTGTAGCCCCGAGGATTTTTCAACAAACCCAGGTTGGACGCGAGGCGCCTCAAACAAAATCCACTGGCATCCATATGCGAACGCAGTGTCTGGATTTACCTTGGACGACGCAAAGACGGGATCGGGCGCGACGATCGTTATACTAGAACGATTGTATGAAACGAGCTCACGCGCATCCCGAGGGTGAATGGCTTGGCCGTATGTAAGGTGACGAAGATGCGATTCAGTCCACGAGAGGTTAAGCATGTCGCCTAATTCAGTCCCCTGAATACCTCCTGAAACTAAAATGAGTTTGTCAGCCAGATAATCTATTTGAACAGCGTGAACATCTTTTATGTCCGTCAAGTTCTTACGGACCGTAGTCTTGAGAACCTGGGCGGCCTTATTCAGGGTGACACTGTTTGTCACGTGAGGAACAATGGACAGAATAAATGGATCCTTGCTAGGAAATGCCTGGATTAACGCCACACAGACCTCGTCGAATGTCCAGTATTCGTATGCATAATCATAGCTGGGATCTATGTCCTTCTTCGCCACAATCGGTTTCCCATTCTCATCGGCGTAGAGGTGGACTTCCAATAGACGATATCCACTGGCTACCGTTTCAGATGGATCGGCATACACCTTGCCCGAGCAATGGTAATCGCAGAGTCGCTTGCGAGAGAGTATTTCAGGCTGTTTCCCGTCAGTCCAAATTGTGTAGCCAAGTACGGCGAGCAACCCTACACCAATGACAGCTTCCATTGTTTCTTCTTTGGTATTTTAAACCACAAATCACGCCACCAATTCATAACGTCGTCGCCGACCTTGTCTTCCATGGGGATACCCAGCAAGCAGGCATAGTGGAAATACAAGCAGTACATTCCACATTCAGAATCCTTGAACTGGTGACGAGTGGCATTGTACGTCATCTTCATTGGCTTGGCGTGGATGTGCGTTTCATCCCATTGTTCCTTCCACCGTTTCATGAGAACCTGAATCTCCTTCTCGGGCGAATGAG